TAATGCCTATTAATGAAGGTTTATTTACGTCAAATAATGGAACCTGGGAAACCCCTCAAGACTTCTTTGACAAGCTTAATGAAGAATTTCATTTCACAATAGACGTTTGTGCTACAAAAGAAACTGCAAAGTGTGATAAATTTTATACAAAAGAAGATGATGCTTTTTCAAAGGAATGGAAAGGTGTTTGCTGGATGAATCCTCCATATGGAAGAGAAATATATTCTTGGATGGAAAAGGCATATCATTCATTCTTACATGGAGCAACAGTTGTTTGTTTAGTTCCAGCAAGAACTGATACTAAATGGTGGCATGATTTTTGTATGTGGGGAGAAGTTAGGTTTGTAAAGGGTAGATTAAAATTTGGAAACCAAAAAAATAGTGCTCCTTTTCCTAGCGCTGTTATAGTATATAGTGGAAGTATAAAAGCAAGAACAATGAAGAGTTATGAAAGAAATTAAAAGGGAGGTTTAGCCTCCCTTTTTTTATGCCCCACTAGTTGCTATAAAATTCCATACCAGTACAATAGTTATTGATATCTTATAGATCCAGTCTATCCACCACATAAGATTTTTTTTCTTATCTCTTATTATGTCTGTAGATTTTCTTATATCACTTAAACCATTAAATATTAAAGATTTATCTTCTGCAGTTAGCATAAGACTTTTGAATTCATCAAGTAATACTTCAATATTCTGTGTAGTTTTTTTAGTGTCTGATAACAAAAGAAGTAACGCATCTGGATTATTTTTGTCAATGAGTTTTTGTTCTAATCCTTCAAGTTTTTTAAGCATACACTGAAATTTTTCATCGTAGTCATTTAATTTTGTTTCAAATCCTTTCAGTAAGTGCTCTACATTATTTACTTCTTTGTTTATTTCTTTTTTTTGTTCTGCGCTTTGAGCCATGGCTTCACGAAGAAGAGTTAGTTGAGTAACTATATCCTCTGTAAAATATTTTAAAGTGAGTTTTATTTCTTGTATATCTCGTAAAGCGTGGAAGTCTCCGTGCATCTGTTCGTCCATATTTTTGCCCCAATAGTATAGTATTATAGTATAGATATAAGCTGTTCGGCTCTTTTTTCAATTTCTCTTTCTGCTATTTTAGCTAAAAATAACCTAAACTCCACGGATGCCGAAACGATATATCCAGATAATACAAAGTTTTCCTTTTTTTCAAATATATCAAATACTTTAAAAAGAAAAATCTTATTATCTCCTAATTCCATTTTTAGAATTCTGTCTTGTATTTTTAAAGTTTCCTTTTCTTTGTTTTTTCCCCAAAATTCCATTGGGCTCCTAAAATTTTCAGGAAGGTTAAAGTCGTTTTCTACTATTTTCCCATCTTGAAATCTTACAGACCCATATTTAAAATTTAGAGAAGTTTTGTAGCCAGTTTCCCTTTTAAATTGTTTTACCAAATCTATGATGTCTGTGGTTTTGTCATGAAACATTTTCACATCATCATAGAAATCTTTTGACTTGCCCATTTTTTACCCCTAACTATTTTTTTTACTCATTCTATCTTATCTTTCCATAGAAGTTATAACATATTTATGTATCTTAAATAGATAAGATAATACTATGGAAACGTGGAGGAAAAGATGAAAGTATTAGATATACTTAATAAATTACACATGGAAGAAAATTTGCCTACTATTGAAAATACCAGCAAAAAAAAGAATGGAATTTTACTTCTTGATATAGATGATACGCTGTTGAAAGCTACTGGGATGTTTATTTATAGAAAATTGCCTACTGATAAAAAAGAAGTAGCTCTTACGCCAGCTCAATACGCTGATGAACACACTACTCCAGAAAATAAAAAATATTATGACTATAGAGATTTTAGAAATTCTGAAAAAGTTTATAACAGCATTAAGAATGGAATTCCTTATATTAACAATCTTAAGGTTGTTGATAAATTTTTAAGAGGTGGTTTTAAATTAGGCATTCTTACTGCAAGAGGAATGGAAGGCGCTGTATATCGTGGAATAAAAGATTTCTTAAAGTACAGAGATAAAGATGGTAATTTACGTCCTGCTCGCATTTCCAGAAGTTTAGTTTTTGCAGTTAATGATGATTACAAGAAATATCCAGGCGCTACTGATTATGCTAAAAAAGCTAATGTAATAAATAAATTAAAAGAAAAATATGATTATGTATATTTTATGGATGATGATTTAAAGAATATTAAAGCAGTAAAAGCTATGAAAAATTCTTTACCTGAAAAAGATGCTAAAAAAATAAGAACTATTACAGCCACAAAACCAGAAAAAAATTTAGAAGAGGGGACTCTTTTGAATGAAATGGCTATGAAAGACTTGGAAGATAAAAATCTTATAGCTTTAATAGATCAAGATAAATTGAAAGAGGCTGGGTATTATTATATTAATAAAGTTATTAAAGAAAATCCAGCCAGATACAAGGACTTATCTTGGCTTGAATCTACTCAAAAGATTTTAAGCTACGGAGTAGGAAAAACTGTAAAAACAGCTGTTAAAAAAGGCATGATAGATCAAGCCTTTGGCGATAAACTTATGAAGGCAGTTCAGTTAGCTGGAGCCGATGAACCTGAAACCGAAAAGGCAAAAAGAGAAGAAGATAAAAAAAATCTTGAATCTGAAAAAGAAGAAGAAAAAGCCAGGAAAATAGAGAAGGCTTCTCATAAATTTGCTACCTATGAAGCTGCTATTGAAAGAGTAGAAAAAGAAAAGAAAAGAATTGAGGACGTAAAAAGAAATTTTGTTATGAAGTTTCTTGAGAAAGGCATAGCAAAAAACTACAATAAAAAAGTTATAAATGCTATGGTTGAAGATTTCAAAAGCGATTTGGAATGGATAATGAATAAACTTATTCCAAATTTTATAACTTCACAGCCACTTCCTCAAGAGGCTAAAACAAGAGTAAGAGAAGCTGCCGAAGGAGAACTTTTAAAAGAGAGAGCTGCAACAGCAAAAGAATACCTTGAACTATATGCAAGGTTTTTATCCAGGGTAGTAGCTTCTTATCAACTTATAGCACATGATAAAGAATTATCGGACGAAGAAAAAGAAAATGAGTTAGCCACCGATAAACTTTTTAGAAGAGATTTTGACAAAGTTATAGATATTTTCAAAAACAGAGACAAGTCAATAGAAGCAAGAAAATTAGAGTTTAAGGCTTTAAAGGCAGCTAGTAAATCAGATGATGATAATAAAGCAGCTACCGATACTATGAAAGGATATCATGCTTCGTTGAGGGCGTTGGAGAAAGCTTACTCTTCTGGAACATTAAGAGAATTTGTAAAAAATAACTTTAATGATATAAGAAGGATGCTTCAAAACTCTTCTTATGCGGTTGATGCTAAACAAGTTGATTATAAAAAACCAGAGAACTTTGATGATAGACCTATTGAAGAAGAAGAGGGTTCTGAAAATAAGTTTGGACCCAAAGTTGCTGAAATAGCAAAACAAAGAGAAGATGGTTCTTATTCTTATTCAGGGGTTGAAAGAGACAAGCCAGAGTTGAACTATTTGTATAAATATTATACAGAAGGTAAAGGAAATCCAGATAAAGTATTCAAGATTTTAGCTAATATTTATTTAGATTTTATTGATGGTATAAATACAGTAGTTTCTGCAAAGGGAAAAGGTCTTTTAAGAAGTAAGGGTGATGGAAAAGAAAAACTTAAAGAAATAACCCAGAAAAAAGAAACTGCCCAAAAAATGAAAAAAGGTGGAGTTGAAGATCTTTCAGTTCAGGAAGTAAAAGATGTTATTCAAGGAACCTTCTCAAAGATTACAGATGAAGAACTTAAAGATAGAGTTTCTTTAGCAGTAAAATCTCTTGATTTAAATAAAGAAGATTTTGAAGTAAGAAAAAAGTTAGTTGAAGCTTCAAAAAGAGGAGAAAGGGCGTTGTTTGATGCTCTTAAAGAAATCCCACAGGTTATTTCAAATATATCTGGCGATAACGCAAAAGAGCTTTTAAGTAAGATTATAGGAAGATTTTCTGCTGCGAAGAGATTTGAGCATAGGATTGCAATAGGTATTAATTTTAATGGTAATAGGTTTTCTCAAGATGAGTTGAATCAGTTAGCGAAAGCAGCTTTTGAAGACCCTTCTAATGAAAAACTTACCCAGATGTTAAAAGACCCAAAGTTTGCTACAAGAAAAACAAACTAACACATATTTACTCCAAAGAGCCAGATATGAATCTGGCTCTTTTTATGCCTTATATAAATAAAGGAGTAATGTATGTTTAAAAAGGTAAATGATATAACTTATAGATTTAACGCTGGAAACAAGACGATTGGGGTAGATGTTCTGGATAATGGAGTTATTGAAATATATGATGAAGAGGATCCAGTTCATACAGGGTTTATTTTAGATGGAATGAAGCAGTTTATAGCTCTTATTAACAATATGGCAGATATAGCTGACTTTTTAACAGAGGAACAAGAAAATGAAATTTAAAGAAGTATTTGGCTCTTTCTTAAATGAAGACAAATCTCAAAAAGACAAGAAAATATTTTATAATATTGATATTAATGTAGCTGGAGATGGAACCAGGTTTAAGGCAAAAGGAGAAGGGATAACGCTAGTCCCTCAACAGGATGCTATGAGACTTATGACTGTTGAAGATATCATTACTTATTTAGTAAATGAAGAGGCAAGAGCAATCATTAAATCACAAGATGGAATTTCTGGAAAAGATTTGTTAAAAGAGATGATTGTTGCTTTTATGGATGATGAAGTTGATGTGTCGCAGTATGCCTCAAGAACTGATAAAGTTTTATTTTCTTTTGATTATGGGAACGATGTGGATGATAGTGCTGGGGTTTTAGTGAATAAGATAGAAAACTCATCAAGTTTTAGTGTAGTTATGAGATATAACGGGCAAGTTCAAAATGCTAAATTTAATAAAGACACTATGAATAAACAGATAAGGTTTTTTAGTAGAGGTGAAGCTTAAATATGGCAAGTGATAACTATTTTGATGAAGAATATGTCAAAAAAATGATATATGAATATCAGAGAAAAGCCATAACTATCCCGAATGAGAAAGGTAAGCCAGTAGTTCAGAATACTGATTATGAATTTAAATTGTTAGAAGAAAAAATAACAATTGAAGTTTTGAAACTGGTTAAAGCTATAATTTATATTTATAGTTATCACAGGTTTGAGCCTTTTGATGATTTATTACAAGCAGGAATGCTTGCTTGTTTTCCTAACTATTTAAAGTTTGACGAAAGGAATGGTTCTGCTTTTAACTTCTTTTCTCTTATAGCTAAAAGAAGTTTGCTTAATTATACTACAAGAAAAAAGAAACATAGGGAAGTTCAAGATATATCTGAAAAGGTTAATCTTCGTTCTCCTAAATATATTGATAGTTTAGATTTTTTTATAGATGATATGGAAAGAACTATTACTAATATAGTAGATGAAAATTTTCTTGGAAAGAAAAGAAAAAAGTTTCTTATTATTGTAGCTATTATAGCAGATTACTTAAAGAAAAACAAAAAGTATATAGGTAAAAGTGATTTATATAAATTTGCGGGTGGATATGGATTACGTTCTCTTGATATGAGAGAGTTTATAAATGAAATGAAAAAATTCTATCCAGAAATAACTAATCTTTTAGAACAAGATGAAGACCCAGATTATGGAATGGAAAATTTAGAAGAAACTACCGGACAAACATAAGAGGTATATATGGATGAGTTGGACGAAATTTTAAGTGAGTTAGATGAAGACGAAGAAGTGGTTGAAGAGAAATCAGTACAAACTGTTTCTAATCAGTTGCCTACACAAATACCTTTTAACGGAATGATGGTTGATGTAGAAGACGATAATGCTCTTACTACTATGATACTTACTTCTGCACTTGAAGACAAGAAAAAAGCAGACGATCTTTTTGACATTTTTGAGGCAAATGTAGCTATGTCAAAAGACAGAAGTGACAGTTCAAAAGAAGCTTTAACAAAAGCAGTAGAGATACGAGTTCAAGCAACTACTAATTTAGTTAAAATTTTGGATGTAAAAAGTAAATCAAAACAAAATACAGGAAATAATTTTATAAACTTTCAAGTATCCCCTAAAAAGGCTGGCATTGATATTAAAAATGTAAAAGATAATTTAGAGGAATTTGAATAATGAAAGCAGATGATTTTGTAAAAAGAATTTTAGGGATACAAGAAAGTATTTTAGACACTCCACAAAAAGAAAAAAGCCCTGATGTATTTTCAGAAGATGGCAAAGTTAGGAAAGAGTTAAAAGAACAAATCTATGCTATTTTAAGAAATTGGAAAAAGCAAATAAATTTCAAATTTGATATAGAAGAAATTATGCTTAAAGGAAGCTTGCTAGGATTTCAATATACTGATGAAAGTGATTTAGATGTATCTGTATATACTTCAATGACTGAACAGCAAGTAGAAAAAATAAAAGATATAACTCCTTCTGGTAATAAGGTTAAAATTAACGGAGAAGATAGTTTACATAATATAGATTTTTATTTTTTGCCAAAAGAGCATAAAACTCTAGTAAAAAATATGGATAATATTTATGATTTAGCTAATGATAAATGGGAGAAGCAAACAGAATCTTATACTATGCAAATACCATATTCTTATGGGCTTCAAGTATCATCTTTTTTTATGAATGGAGCAGATTTAGCAGTGTCTCAATTCTTTAGAGATAAAAGAGAATTTGAGATCTATAAAAACCTTGATCCAGAAACACAAGATGTATCAGAAGAAGAAAAGAAAACTGCTATAAGTAGAAAAATTATGGATTTGAGAGCTGACGTAGATCAAATAAGAATGATTTCCCATCTTATTTCTGCTTTTAGACATGAAGGATATGAAGGGGAACCCTTTGAAATTTCTTTAAACATAAAAGGCAAAGACAAGGAAAATCCTCATCAAAGTTTGAATGAGGTAGTTTCTAAAATTTTAGAAAGGCATGGATATAGGCAAAGACTAAAAGAACTTGCCGATGAAGGCGAGAAGTTCTTGAAAGAGAACGAAGAATAAAGCGGGTTTATCCCGCTTTTTTTGTATCCTTAATCCGTATATATATTATATTATGCCTTTAACCTCTTTATAAGAGAAAGATAACAAAGAGTAGAATTTTGGAGAAGATAAATGCCTTTAAATAAAAAAGAAAGAGAATTAATTCTTTCTGTTAAAAAGAAAATACAAACACATGACATTCCTACCACTTTAAAAGAGGCTTTTAACTATAGTAATGGAAATATAGTATATACTATATATAATGATAATAGTACTGAAATGGTAGATTCTGGGGTTGAAGTTTTTCTTATTAAGAAAAGTTTCGCTTATTTTTTAGATAGATATTGTAGAGTAGATATACCTGGTCTTGGAACAGTGGATATGAATCCATATTATTTCCAGAAAGAAATGGCGAAAGAGGTCCTAAAATTTAGAAAAGTAGTAGTAGATAAGACTCGACAGTGTGGAATTTCTACGATATTTTCTTTATACACGTTGTGGAGAGCAAACTTTTTTGCCTCTGAAAATATAGACGTTATATCATTAAAGCAACAAAAAGCCCAGCAGTTTATCAATAAAATGAAATCAACTTTAAATAATCTCCCCGATTGGTTAAAGACACCTATTTCGGTAAATAATCAAAAACAAATATCATTTTCTCACCCTAATGGCTCCACTTCCACTATAGTTTCTGAACCACAATCTGATAATGCTGGTCGTTCAGATTCTCTTTCTTTGTTAATAATGGATGAGTTAGCATTTTATCAAAGTGATAGAATGGTAAGAGAAATTATTTCTGCTGCTACACCTACTTTAACAAAAACAGGTGGCCAGGCTATATATATTTCTACCCCTAATGGAACTACAGGCGCAGGATCTTATTACTATGGACAAGTTCAAGAGGCAAAACAAGAGCTTGACCCAGATACAAAATATCTTGAAATTGATTGGTGGGAAGTTCCAGATGACCCAAGGATTGGTGGTCCTAAAAAAGGATATAATCATGTTCTTGATGAAGCTATTAAAAATAATTATTATTACAATAGGAAAGTAAAAGAAAAATATAAAAAATTCTTTGAGCCTATTGCTAAAAACCATGACGCTAATCCTTGGCTGAAAGCAACCTTTGCGGATTTAAAGGATATAAAATTTAAGCAAGAAATTCTTCATGAATTTGTAATTGATGGTGATAGAGTATTCGGTCCTGATATAATGGCAAAAGTAAAGGCTGGATTAAAAGATCCTATTTCAAAAGACTATCTTTGGAACGATGGTAGGAAACTTCGTGAGCAAAGAGGTTTTTGGATATGGAACCATCCAGAGACAGGTCATAGATATATAACCGGAGTTGACGTAGCTTCTGGAACTAGTTCTGATACCTCTACTATACAGGTAGTTGATTTAGAAACCATGAATCAAGTAGCAGAATTTAAGGGATATATATCTACTCCTATGTTTGCTAAACTAGTAAAAGACGTAGCTAGGATTTATAATGATGCGTTTGTAGTTATAGAGTGCAACTCTATTGGTGATACTATATTTTCTAATGTATATTATTCTGATAATGATCCATATGGAAACGTATACAAACAAAAGAAAACAAAGAATGGTATTACCAGATTTACTGGATGGATAACTGATGTAAAAACCAGAAAACTTATGGTATCTGACTTTATAGATTGGGTTGCAGTTCCTGAACTAGCAGAAAGATTCCATATAAATTCAGAAAGACTATACGCAGAAATGGAAACCTGGGTATGGGTTGCCAATGATAAAGCAATGCACGCTGATAATTGTCTTACTGGCGATACAGTTATTACTTGTAAATCAGGTTTTAAAAAAATTAAAGATATACATATAGGGGAACTTGTTCTTAATGAAAAAGGAGATTTTAGCCCTGTAAGAGATAAGTTTGAGATAAAAGCAGATAGGGAAGTTTTGAAGGAAGTAGAGGCATCTGGTATGCCTAAACTTAACATTACAGATAAACAGAGAATTTTGACTTACAGGAACAAATATACACAATATGATAATGTGTATAATATAAAAAACGGTGATTTTGTTTATAGCAAATTTTCTGATTTGGTTTTAAATTATAATACCCTTAACCTGACGGAAATCGCCAGTAAAATGAGGAATGGTAAATTTAAGCCTAACGAAAGTCAACTTTATGCACACCCTATTATTCAGCTTGAACTTATTAGGTTTTTGGTAAGAAGAGGAAAGATCAAAAGATTTAGAAAGGTTGCTACGTTTAAAACAAGAAATTATCAAAGTTTATATTTTTTGGCGCATATTCTATACAGGAATAGAGTTATTTTTTCTATGTCGCATAATAAAATAACAATCTCTAATCAAGAATTATACAGAATTTGCCCAGATTTATATAAAAAGGAACCAGATTATAAAGAAATAAGAAAATATTATGGAAGTAATCTTTCTTCTAAAACAAAGAAAATAAAAGAATCATTAAGAGAAGAAAAAATTCTTTATGATTTAGATGTTGAAAACGTTCATAGTTATGTGGCTAATAGCTATATAGTACATAACTGTCACGATGATGCTATTATGGCAATGAGTTTATGCTTGCACCTTCGTGATAAGGCAGCTCTTCAAGAGAATTCTATGTTTATTGCTGAAGATGGTTCTGTAATAACATACGATAGAGACGAGGCAATGAAAAGAGCAGAGGAAGAAAATGTATCTTTCTCTTCTATAGATGGAACTGGGAAAAAGAAACTTGCAATACAAGGAAGTAATCCTTCTGGCATCGCTTCTAACACAGAAGATTTTGGAAGTACTGATATGGATAGAAAATTGAGGGAAATAGGGGTTTCTTCTATGGACGAACTTAAATGGTTATTAGGCGGTTGATATGAAAATAACGGATAAAGATGAAATAATAGACAGAATGATGAAAGGTTCTGAAACTATTAATAAGAACAGAAACAAATCTATGAAGTCTTTTAGAAGAAAAAATAAAGATGGAAAAGTAAGCAAAAGTTATAAGAATAGATTAGGCAAACATTTAAACAAGTCATTGGCTAATTTAGAAGTAGGAGAAAAAGAAGATGCTACGAAACGGAGTTGAAGTATTTGATTCAGAAATAACTATATCTCAAGCGTATAACGTTCAAAAGCAAATAAACAAGGTTGCAGAAATAGAAGATGATTTTAAAACTCCTAAAAATGTGGTAGTAAATAATGGAGAAATAGATTCTGTGTCTCCTGGGCTAACCACTTGGCAATCTTTTGCTCCTGGAAACTTTGAATCTGTGGGTTCTACTACTAGAAGAAGAACAGTTCTTTCAAGAGAGCATTTATATGAAACCTATATAAGAATGGATGCTACTGAATTTATACATAGAGGTCTTGAAGTTATTTCTGACGAAGCATCACAAAAAGATGATGATGAAGAAGTTATTCAGGTTTATAGTGATAATGAAAAAATAAAAGAAGATTTAGAGGAGTTATTCATAGATAAACTTGGCTTTGATACAGAGCTTTGGTCTATTATTTATGAAACCTGTAAAATGGGTGATAACTTCTATGAAGTTGTTCTTGAAATAGGTAATGGAAAAGCATATGGCATTAGAAGATTGAAATATATTGATCCTTCTAAAATTGAAATAAAAGAAAAAGAAGGGAAAGTTGAGTATTATATTTATAGGAATAGGACTCAAGGTAGAAGCGTAAGTGAACAAAAACTTTTCCCTTGGCAGATTATTCACTTTAAGATTGAAGATAAAGAAAGTAAGCCATACGGAAGATCTCTTTTATATTCTGGAGTTAGAACATTTAGTAGGTTAATGAATACAGAAGATATATTCTTAACTTATGTTATATCAAGAACTCCATCTAGGCGTGTTTTTAAAATTGATGTAGGAAATAAACCTTATCTTGAAGCACAAAGAGAAATCATGGAAATACGTGATAGGTACAGGAGCCAGCAAGTTATTGACGAAGAAGGAAATCTTAATAGGGTTGCTTCTATGTTCTCTATTACATCTGATATATTTATTCCTGTACGAGAAGGTTCTTCTGGAACTAATGTAGAACTACTTGGTGGAGAAGGTATGAATATGGGCCAGAATATGACTTTCATAGATTATTTTAAACATAATCTATTAAGGACTATGAATATTCCACCTGAATATCTTGGAGAAAATAATCAGGCTGATAAATCTACTTCTTTGGCTCAAAGAGATGTAAAATTTGGTAGATTTGTGGAAAGGGTTCAAAACCACATTCTTAAAGGTATATATAAAATTGCTACATTGCAGTTGTTTTTCTTGGGGTATGAGAAAGAAGATTTGCAGGACTTTAACATATCTCTAACTCCTCCTTCTACTATTAAAGAAATATCTGATATTGATGTTATTACCCAAAAAATACAACTTATTCAATCTATGCAATCTCTTAATATATTCCCTACTACTTGGATGCTTAAAGAAGTTCTTAAGTTATCAGATAAAGAAATTAATGACATTCAGTTCTTAAGAACTATTGAAGAAAAACAAGCACAACAAGCGCAAGGACAGGCAGGAATGGCTGGAGGTGCAGGAGGAATGGGACAAATTCCAATGACAGGTGAGTTGCCACCAGAGGGTGGAGAAATGCCAGCAGGCGAAATGCCACCAGAGGGCGGAGAATTACCAGCAGAAGCTCCACCAGCAGAGGTTTCCGATCAAGATGTTGAGAATGCTCTTTCCGGTGGAATGGAACCTCCTATGGGAGAGTTGCAAGCTGACCATATTTTGGCTTACACTAAAGTTCTAGGACAAAACTACTTAATAGAGAATAAACAATCATTGTTTGCTCTTATTAGGTATGTTCAAGAGCAAAATAAAGCTAAAAAGAAAAAGCAAGAACCTAGTAAATTCCTTACAGAAGTTAGCCAATTTATTACAGATGCCGAAACTGCTGAAAGTAAGAAAAAGAGATTAGTTAATCCTTTTGACTATCTTGAAGTGCATAATGAGTTCGGTGGTATAAATATGGGGTCTAATAAAGATAGAAGTAAGACCTATAAAATTTACGAAGGTAAGATTGTTAGAAAAAAAGAGATCAGAGATACCCTTAAAGGGTAAAAATGGTTAAATAGGAAAGTTAATAGTGATGAAAAAGATTACTCTTGAATCTTTATTGGAAGAAGCAAAGAAAGAAATTTGCGAAATAGAAGAAGGACAGGTATATGAAACTATGAATAGTATATATCCTGGCGATACTATTTCACCTTTTGACAAAAACGTTGTTATAAACGATGTCAAAATGACTTTACCTTTAGCTTCTTCTAGTAGAGCAAAAAGAGAATTTAAAAAAAATGGAAGTTCCTTAAAGACTTTATTTAAAGAAGGTATAAAAGGTGACTATTTGTTAGTTGAAAAAGTAGAAGGGGAAAACATTATTTGTAAAAATATGTCTATCTCCGAAGACTATTTTGAGAAGTATTATAAATCTCCATCTATGCAACAAGTCATTATTACCAAAGAAGATATAGCCACAGGGAACGTAAAGCGTGTTTATCGTGGATTTAAGAACCACTTGGAGGGAAAAAATAAATGACTAAAGATATCACATTTAGAGAATTCGAAGGTATCAACAGTTTTTCCAGCGGAAACATTGAAAGTATGCTTAGGGCATATATCAACGAAAGTGCTAATGCTGCATTAGTATCAACTTTTGATGATGGGGTTATCCTTTTTGATGTTAATGAAGAAAAGTTCTATTCTGCAAACTATTCTCTTAACAGGGAAAATTTACAGGTAGTATTGGAAAACTTTGATGCAATCAACCTAAAAGAAGATGAAAAAGTTAACTTCAAGATGGCTGCTAAACGGTATTTCATAGAAGAGGATGTAGATGTTTCTTCACTTGCAAGAGACTATGCAGAATTTATGGAAAAGCCAAAAGCTGCTGTAGAAAAGTTAATCGCTGAAGCTGTTTCTGACAAAGATTTTAGTAACAGTGCCGATTTTGAAGAACTTTCTTACATTAATGAAGGCTTTGCTGAACTTCGTAATGAGGATTTCTTCAAAGATTATCAAAAGAGATTAGTGTCTAATCCTCTTTCTGATGTATTGTATTTTAACTGGAAAGATCCAGTTGCTTTCTCGTTGTATGAAAGTACAGAGCCTGAAAAATATATCAATTCTAAAGGTAAAGAAAAAGCAAAAGGACTTGCCAAAAACAAGAAATTTAAGAAAGATGTCGTAAAGGCTTGTGGAGTTTTTAAAGAAGATGTTGAAGAAGGTGGAGAACTTTTATTTAAATTGTTTGAAGAATATCCTTCTTTGTTCTTTTTGAATGAATCTGAAATTAAAGAAATGTTTGGAAGAACTTTATTGATTGATCCTACCACTCAAAAAGATTATAAGTCTATTCTTGAAGGCGTAAAAACCTTTATGATTACTGACCCTGAAATGGCAGAGTTAAAATACTCTATTCTAGGAGAAGCAATTGACATCGGTTCTGGTGCAGAAGACGACGATCTTGAACCAGGCGCAGAAGCTGATAAAAAAGATTCTGACGACAAGAAAGACGATGATGATGAAGAAAAGAAAGATGACAAGAAAGAAGAGAAGGCTAAAGAACTTTCTGCTGAAGAAAAAGAGAAGTTAGTTTCTGCTCTTAAGACTGTTGTTGATAAAGCAGTTGATGAAAAAATCAAAGAAATGGCTCAAGAACTTCTTGATAAGTTTGATACTGAAGATGAAGGAACAAAGCCAGAAGATGTTAAAGAAGCGGTTCGTTTCTTATCTATCTGCTTATAAGAGGTGGTTATTATGGCTGATGATAAACTTCTTACAGAACAACTCTTTGAGACTGATGATGCCTTTAGGTATGAGATTATCAAAGAAGATGTTAATGGAAAGAAAAAGTATCTTATAAGAGGTAGTTTTTCTAAAGCCGGTGTAGTTAATAAAAACAAAAGACTCTATCCTAGAAACGTTATGGCAGAGAGTTTAAAAGAATGTACGGAAATGATGTCGCAGAATAGGATGGTTGGAGAGCTTGAACACCCAGCTAGTCCCAAAATCAATCTTGAAAGAATTTCTCATAAAATCAATAAACTTGAGCTAGCTGAAGACGGAACCCTATTGGGTGAAATGGAAGTGCTTGATACTCCTACCGGAAAAATTTTACAAACTTTGATAGACTCTAATGTTGGTTTGGGTGTATCTACCAGAGGGACTGGTTCTGTAAAGAAAATAAAATACCAAGTTAAGGAAGGTGTTTTTGAAGATGTCCTAGAGGTACAGCCAGATTTTAAACTTCGTGCTATAGATATAGTTTTTGATCCATCTGCTGGGGAGTTTGGAACACCACAGTTTGTAGCAGAAGGATTGGAGCTATTCAATGAACCTTCAAACAAAATCACCTTTGGTGAGGTTTGGGGTAGGTTATTCTCGTAAGTTTAGACTTACGGAAAGATAAAAATGTAAATATTTCGGAGGAAAATAATGGACAAATTGGAAAAGTTTGATGATATTTTAAAAATGGAACTTTCCGAAGAAGTAGCAACTAAATTAACCGAGGCACTTGTGACTTGGAAAGAAGAGTATGCTGCACAGCTTGAGGAAAAGAACGCAGAAGTTCTTGAAGCAAAACTTCAGGAGCTTGAAGAAATGAATGAACAATGGAGAGAAGAAGTTGCTGAAGAATATTCAGATAAGTTTATTGATGCTCTTAATGAAATGCGAGGAGAGGTAAAAGCTAACATACTTGCCGAGTATGTTGATACAGATCCAACCCACAAGGTTATGGAAGAAATCAAAAGGCTTGTTGCTCCAACTATTAATGAAGAGTACGTAAGCAATGTTTATTTGGAAGAACTTATTACACTAAGGGAACAAGTAAAAGAGTACGAAAGATCTCAATTGCTTGCCGAAGGCGAAAAAGTTAAAGAAGAGCTTATTGAAGGTTATTCCGACAAATTAAAGCCTCTTTTGAGAACTCTTATTGGTGAAGGAACTGCCGAAGAAGTTGAAAACAAATTTATTGAAATCGTAGAATCTTTACAGGAAGATGAAGAAGATGAAGATTTTGATGAAGAAGATGAAGATGAAGAAGACTTTGACTTTGGCGAAGATGATGATGAAGTAGAAGAAGAAGACATTGATTGGGATGAACTTTCTTCTATAGAAGAAGAGTTTGAAGATAGTGGCGATAATGATGCTGGTGGAAAAAAATCTCCTCACAGAAGCGCTATTCTTGACTTATTGAACTAATTTTACGTTAGTGTAAAGAATATTAATGTAAAGAAAAATTTTTGGAGGAAAAAATAATGAATGAAAACTTAAAAGCTCTTAATACAAAATGGGGCTGGTTATGCGAAGATATTAAGAATCCTGAAGTACGAAAGAACACTATGTTGGTTCTTGAGAACTCAGCAAAATTCATGGTGGAGAATGAGCACACCACTAAACAAGCAGTTCAGGATCTTTTTGAAGAGTTCCTTACTGAAGCAGAAAGCACCAACCCTAACACTTCCGGTTATGAAGGAAGTAATGGAACTGTAGGTTCTTCAACTAGAAATGGTGTACAGAACTATGTTGTACCTAAAGTAATGTTCCCTGTAATCAGGAGGGTTATGCCCCAGTTGATTGCTAATGAACTTGTATCTGTACAGCCTATTAACGGACGAACTGGTGTAGTATTCTATGCTTCTTATCAGTTCTCAAATGATAAGGGTGGAGTTGCTTCTGGTGACCAGTTTACCGGAAACTACACTATTGACGAACTTGGAGACTTTAGCGACCTTAGAGCTAATGGTGGCCAGGCAATCAGGGGACAGGCGTTCTACTCTTCACAGAAATGTGGACCTTTTGATGTAGTAACTGTTCCAGAACTTAAAGTTGCTTTTGATGGTACAAATTATACAGTAACCCTTAATGGTGATACTATTACTGGTGCAACTAATGCATTCCAGCCTTCTGTTGATACCTTACTTGAGAAATTCTGGAAGGATTCTCCTACTCCTGCATTCTTGGACGCAGAACTTTACCCACTTGGAGGTGGTCCTGCTACTACTTATACGTATTCTGAATCTGCTGCTTCTGCTACTGCTTATACTTATAATAGTGAATCTGGTGAAGGAACTGTAACCTTTGGTGCTTCTGTAAATTATGCTGTTGTTGCAGATACTTCTGTAACAATTGGATCAGGTGATGCTATTGATATTACTGATTTAGGACTTTCAGAGGGAGAGTCAACAGTAATACAGGCTCCTGTTACTTCTGAACTTTTCGTTCAGTACAACCAGGAATCTTCTGTAAATATCCCTGAAATGCAGTTCACTCTTGACTCAAAGAACATTGAGACCAAGGAAAGAAAGCTTAAGGTTAGATATACCCAGGAAGCTGCACAGGACTTGAAGGCACATCACCAGCTTGACCTTGAAGCAGAATTGGTAAAGATGGCATCTACTGACATGAACTACGAAATTGACCGTGAAATCATTGATTTCATTGACAGAAGTGTTCCTGCACAGTTGAAGTGGTCTCATAACTGGAATTTCGCTGGTAGTGGAATTGTTTATAACTTCCTTGACAGGCACCGAGCTCTTGCACAGAGTCTTTATGCTCTTGCTGGAAGAATGGCACAGTATAACAGACAGGGTGCTGCTAACTGGGCAGTTGTTTCTCCTAAAGTTGCAGCTATACTACAGCTTCTTCCTGAATTCTCAAAAGAAACTGTTTCCTTGTCGCCAAACATCTACACTATCGGTTCTCTTAACAAGATCAGATACTTTGTAGATCCAAACAGAGTTGGTTCTAATGAAGATACAATCCTTATGGGATTTAAGTCTCCTATCACTTCTTATGGAACTGGTATTGTTTACTCTCCATATGCTAACTGGATGACTGCAACCGTTATTGACCCAGCTAACTTTGATAGCAATAAGGGATTCTTTAGCAGATACGCTATTACTCTTCTTCCAAGAGGACAATGGTTCTATGCTAAACTTCTTATCACCAATCTTTCTAACGGATTTGGTGGCTGATAAAACAGCAGGATAATATAACATAGAGGATGGTACTTGTACCATCCTCTTTATTTTGCCCTGCTGTCCAGACGGAAATCGGGGTGTTGAGATAACACCCCTAATAAGTATTTAGGCATAAAAAAAGGAGAGCATTATGCTCTCCTTTTTTACTTATTTATTATTCTAACTGGATGCCCACCTTGATAAGTTCCTGGTAAAGGAACCATGGCGTTTTTGTTATAAATAATTTCATATTTTTCTCCGTTATCTAAAATGTCTTTATCTAGAAACATTTTTTCTAATGACTTTGTTAAATCATTAGGATTAAATCGTATTTGTTTATTATCTACTAGACAATGATATCCAGATTTTGTATCTATCCAATAGTAGTTAGTTATCCTAAAATCTTTCAACATTTCGGTAGCATAATATATAAAATCTTCATTTTTAGGTACATCAAAATCAAAATCTACCCAGTGAACGGTTCCAGTTGCTTGTTGATAATAAGACATAAGGTTATTATCAATCTTGTTTATCCTATTTATGAAATTTTCGGTATCTCCTCCCTTTAGAGCAAGAGACCCCATTTCCTGAAAATATTCATTAATAAGTATATTAAGTTTACCTATTGCCTTCAAGGTATTAGAAGGGTTTATATTAACATATAATACCATTGTTTTAGAAGGAATAGGCAAGTTTTTTCTTGTCACATACCCTCTGGTATCACACTCTAATCTTCGTATTTTTTTAATAAACTTTTCCCAGTTTCTTTCTCGTACTATGGTCTTTTCAAACATTTCTGTTCTACCTAATCCATACATTTCTCTTTCTTCCATAGTTAGGTATTTGTTCCTAGCAGATAGAGAGAAGAAATATATTTCTGCAGGGGCAAGAGGAGGAAGTACTTTATCAAAAAACCATTTTACTTCGTTTTCATCATGTATTAATTCTATATATTCTTTATTCATTGTCGTTTTTAACCTTTATTTGAATAATAGCAGATAATCCATCTGCTATGGATTCATAATCTTCGTGCCGTAGCTCTTTAATGGAGAAACTGTCAAATGAAAAATTCTCCAAGTTATCAAGTGTTAAAGTTCCATCAAGCATATTCATAGAAGTTATTTTAGTTAAGAAAATAACCCTAGACCTAGAATTTCCATATATTACAAAAATAACATTCACTCTAGGGATAAAAGCAACTTCTTGTATTTCAGCTTCTTCGCCTATGCTATTTTTCACTATATCTGTTATTTCTTCTTCTGTTAAACTAAAAAACTCCCCAGCAAAACTGGGGAGTAAATCAAACTCTCTTATGATTTTCATTCATCTTCCTTTTTCTCTATCATCGGTTTTCCACATTGCTCACATAAATCAAGTTCTTCTGAACATCCAGCACAAATTTTATAGCCACCTATACTTGGACCTACTAAATTAGTTCCACAAATTTCACATTTGTAATTTACTATATCTCTTGTGGTTATTATACACTTGCATTTTTCATGCAAGAGTTTAGGAGTGCTCATAGACTAATGGTATAGGTCCATGTAGAAGGTACATTGTTACTGTTTACAGTTGTATCACTTGTTGTAAGGCCATCTTGTACCGATGTTGAAATGGTTGCAGTATCACAAGTCCATGTTCCAGTTCCCGTATCCCACCAAGTATAAGTAGGATATGCTGGATAAGTAGGATATACTGGGTAAGGTACATAATCCAATCTTTCGTGCATTCTTGACTCTTCTAGTTGGCCCTCTAATTTTGACTTTTCTTTTTCTAGTTCCAGAATTCTTTTTTCTTGCCTTTTAAGGATTTCTAAAACTTCTGGATGTAAATTTTCTTTTATAATAATCATACTTTTCTCCTGTATTTACTTTATATAAGTTATTAATATCAATTTTTTTTCTTACGTTTCTTTGTTGATACATCTTTTTCTTCCTCTATTTCAATAGTATATTCTTCTATTTTACCAAAATTTATTTTTTTGCATTTACTGCAAGTAAATAATATAGTATCTCCTGTTCCTACTATATCTGTTTCATATAGAGGAGTTTTACAATATTTACATTTTTGTAATTCTTCTTTTGCCATATTTATAACCCGTAATGTACTTCTATATGTTTTGCAGTAGACCTATTTAAAGCCCATCCAGAATTTTTTACCATTATTATGATAATACTTCTAAAGTCATTTTTTATGATAAAAATAGGGGTTTCTTTATTACCCCCTATTGTTTCTAGAATTACTTTTGATTTACGACCATGGATTTTTTTCCACATACACAGTGCTGTTTGGTAAAACTTCAGTTAATCTCATTTTTCTTCCTTACTGGATAAGCAAGTCCCAAAACAGGGAAGGCATTAGTTTTTTCTCCTTCTCTAGTTTCTAAATAATATTTTCTGTTTCTTATAGAAAACCATAGTACGCCATTTTCTGCTTCTATAAAACAATCTTTACTTTCTAAAAATTTTTCTATTTCTCTAAAATCGTCAAAATCTTCTTTTAGTTGCATTTGTTCAGCCATACTTTTTAAAAACTCGTTTTTTAGTTGCATTCGTTTATCCATTCTTTCAATAAAGTTCTGGTCCATTTTCTTCTCCTTTTTCGTATTCAATTTTTAATGGGGCAACTTTTACCAAGATAGTGTTTTTATCTGAAGGAAATTCTGTCTCTGCTCCTTTTTTATTGGGTAAAATAAAAGCATACTTCCTGTCTTCTATGCTAATAGAGATAGCACCTCCATGTAATACAGAAAAGGAAATTCCTTCTGCCTCTAAAAAGGATTCTAGTTTTTGAACTTTCTTTAAATCCTCTTTTATCACTTCATTTGTCATATCTACCCCTCTTTACTTCCAAAAAACCATCGCCCCTTTCTTTCTTTAATAACTCATAGTCCCAGTTGTCTCCTTTTTTAGACATAATCTCAAAAATATCATGAAGATTATAGGGCTTATAATCGTTAAACTCTAAATTTACATTAAACGCTTTCCCAGTTTGTCTTTTTTCAACTTCTTCAAGCTCTACGCTATTTGTATGAAGATGTCCGTAAAGGTGAAAACTATTATAAAAACTTTTTTCCCAGGTCATCATAGGAAAATGATTTAAGTGTATTACAGTATGTTCTCTTTTTATTATCAAGCTAGGGGTAATAGTATGACAATATTGCTCAAATTCCCCAAGTGGAAATTTCATATCATGGTTTCCTAGAATCCAGAAGAAGTTTATTTTTTTCTTGTGAATTCTTTTTAAAGCTTCTTCTATGGTTTCTTTATTGTATCCTATATCTCCTATAAAATAAATATTATCTCCTTTTTTTAAAGGAGTTATCATATTATCCATTATTGTATTGTCCATTTCCTCAACAGAAGAAAACGGTCTATTTGCAACTCGCATTATATTATAATGACCTAAATGCCAATCTGATGAAAAGTAATCCATGTTATTTTTCTACTATTGATACAATAGTATAATCTCCTTTTTGAAAAGTTTGAACCAGAACTGATGGTTTGTTATGAAAAAATATTCCATTATAATAATGTAATATTTCTGGTATAAATAGTTGAGAATAAAGCGAAAAATGAATACAAAGAAGAACTAGTATAACTATTATTTTTTTCATGCCCAGTACTCTGAAAAGCTATCTCTATTTTTAGCCCATTCATCAAATTGTTCATCACAATCATCATAACAGCAGTCAACAGCTTCTTCTAAATCTGTATATTTTTCTTTACAGTGAGTACATGAGTAAATAAAATATTCTTCTTCATCTTCATTTTCTGGTATTATTTCTTCGGCTGTATCTATTATAAAATCCTCTTTTTCCTGTCTAGTAGAGAAAGGCAAATCAATAAATTCAGCATAAAGATTTCTCATAAATATCCTCTTTTTTCTTTTATTATAGCGTTTTTTTAATTTTTTGTCAAGAATTATTTTTTATAAAAGTATTAACTTTTTCCAAGAAAAAAGTGTAAGATCCATTAGAACACCCTCCGCAGTTTTGACAGTCAAATTGAGATCCGGTTATTTCATTTCCGTAGGTAGAACTAATTCTACAAATAACCTGTCTAAACATATTTATAGATTCATTAGTTGTTCCAGAGGTACTTAATAAAACCATTCTTTTTACTAAACCATTTAAATCTTTAATACGTACAGTTCTGTTCCTTTCTGTACTATGAAAAGGGGACCTTTCAAATGTTTCGTTAATGTATTTTACTATTCTTGGATCTGAAATAGTATCATAATCTATTTTTTCTAAAAAAGCCATATTTTTCTCCTTAAAGCCCTTTACCGGAATTGAACCGATATCTAATGATTACGAAACATTTGTAATAGCCATTATACTAAAAGGGCAAAAATCGCTACTTTAATAAGTAGCGACTATCATAGCGAATTAAATCACTAAACGGGATTTTTCTTACATCCTTTGCAGATGGCTTCCTGGTTAGCATATAAAACATATTATCTACCCCTACTGGATTAAGGGAGTGAATAATGATTTTATTGTAAATTCTTTCGCTTTTATATATCCATTCAGTTAATCTATACCCAGTGTTTTCTTTGAAACTATCTACATATATTTCTCCGTCTAAATCGTGGTCCAGGAACATAATATATGGGTTTCCATTATTTAAATACTCTATTGCATCTTTTACGTTATCTACAATAGTTAGTTCATTTCCGTAGGCGAAGGTTTCTTTAAACCACTTAACTCTAAAAGGGCTATCTTCTAAAATAAATATTTCTTTCATGCTACTTCCTATTTTTTTGTATCTCACTGTGTTTTTTTGTATGGTTAAACTCGGTCATAAGTATTCTGCTCATACTATTTTTATGTGGGATACCACCCACATGATGATGTCCACTAACTTCCAGATTGCTAGTGGTAGTATCACAAAAAACCCTATAGCAAAAAATACTAATCCATCAAATGCGCTTTCTAATGCGTCCTTCATACGTCCTCCTCAAAGATTTTTATTCCACGAAATCTTGGGCTGTTGTGTACTTTCCCAACTTTGCCCCAATCAACACATTCTTGAATAAATCCAGCTTCCAACGCTTCGTTAGTGATTCCAGCACACGCATTAACACAAGCTACGATACGGTCGGCATTTGCTTCTGCTTGCTTCTTACCAACATGCAAGCCATCTGTTCCAGCAACAAACCCTTTGGACTCTGAAAAAATTTCAGTGTCTGTAAATCTATCAACATACCATGGTTCTTTCGTATGGTTCATATACTTATCCTTCGTTAGCTTCTTTATTTATCGTATTCAATCTTTTTTCGCATTCATAAATTTCATTATTGGTCATTTCAATTTTTGTTTTATATTCTTTTTCTTGTTTTGCAAAAGAAAAATCTAACCACTGAATCCTTATCCTAAGATCTGCTATTCTACGTTCAATATATGTTTTTTCGTCAATCATATTATTCCTCAATATGTTCTTTAATATAGTCAGCAAGTAGCTTTGCTTCATTTTCTGTCATAATAACAGAACTATATTCGCCAAATTCATCTTCTTTGCTACTAATAGATAAAAGTATTTCCCCATTTGGATATTTTTCAAAACTTGCTTCAATACTTCTTGTTCTTAATCCCATTTTATCACCTCAACTATGCTTTCCAGATACCAAAACCCTCTGCTGTTTCAGTAAATCCTATTCCTAATTTAAAAAAACCTATATATACTATAAATGAAAAACCCTTTTCGTATAATATACCAAAACAAAATCTAGTCCATAAATAGTTTATAAAAAATTTATACTGATTCATAATATTCCTCAACTATGCTCAAACTTAAAATATTCAACATTCTTATTTATAAGATTGTGCCAATAACAACGCATAAACATGCCCTCTTTTTGGTATGGTTCTTTACTACTTCCGTCAGAACCAAAATTAAGGAGGTACATATAGATTTCATCACCTTCTAAACTTTTTAAAATATTTTCAATATATCTATCTATTGTTTCATCAGCAAATAAATTATAGCCTTCTGCCTTACCTCTCCAATAGTTTATATTTTCATTATAGTTAAAAATAAGTCCGTACCCAAGACTTCCTCCAAAAGAGGTATCTGGCAAAGATTCTATGTTGTTAAGCATTTCCATTTTTACTTCATTGTGAATTTCTTCGTACAACCAAGAATATTTATCCTTCAAAAGCTCTTCCCAGTTATCTACAGCAAATGCAGATAAATTATAGTTATAATTTTCTGATTGTCTTACATCTTCAAACCTAGAACCATCAATAGAAGAAGCAATAGCACTGATGGCTGATTTTAATGCTAACCCTATATCTGCTTTGCTCTCAAACTCATAAAAATCTTTTTCTCTAAATCTTTTTTCTGGCTTGAATAGTTGTCTCCAATCTTTTTGGCTTTTTAATGGCATAGCTGATATAATCAGGAAGCTACTGCTACTACTATTGCTTACAAAGCCATTTCTCATTTTCATATTAACCTCTCCATTCTATAATGTTTTCATCTATTTTAAGAAGCTCTACTAAAAAATCTTCCATATTAAAATTATCCATCCAGGTATAACCTGTTATTTTAGTTTCATCTAATTTAATATCCCAAATGTCATTACAATTACTCATTCCAAGTATTCTTGCTATTTCTCCATGATTTACTATGGCTTGTATTTGAAGGTCAGTTAAGTTTTCTATTTCAATAATAAAGCTACTGCTACTACTATTGCTTACAAAACCATTTCTAATCTTCATATTGACCTACTTCCTTCTTTACAAACTCCGCTATATCATATGGCTCATGGTAATCTGCCTCTATGTTAAAAATTTCTATATCTTCCAAATCATCTTTGCTCATTTTGTTAAGAATTTCCTTCATAGATATAGGGCTTTCTTGCTCATAGAAAACTTCCCAGAAACTCCAGTCTGCATAGCTTAACAACTCTTCAAAGTAGTTATTAAATAAATCTTTGTGGTTTGCATAATTTAGATAATATAAACCATCGCTTCCCCATCTATTTGTTTCAGCTCTTATTGCTCCACCTTTTTTAAGAATTCTATGCACATCTTCCAGGCTACGCAATCTTCTCCCTACAACAATAAAACTACTGCTACTGCTATTGCTCACAAACCCATTTCTCATTTTCATATTAATAATCCTCCTGAATATAATCTAATTCAGCTTTTTCTAAAAAATGTATAAAATCATCTATACCACTGTATTCCATGGTCATGAATACTGGTTTTACTGTAAAATCCTTTCTCTCAATTATATTGAATATAGTCTTTTGAAATTCTGTTTGATAACCGTATTCAAGCTTATCTGTATCAAACCGTTCAAGTACAAATTCTTCTATATCATTTTTATTTATTTTAGTATATGAAGGGACAAATACAATAAAGCTACAACTACTGCTATTACTTACAAATCCATTTCTAATTTTCATATTTTAATGATCCATTCCACCATCAGTATGAAAAGAAATGTCTTTTTTAGAAAGAGAAGTTCCAAGCATTTCGTTTATTTGGTTAGCAGTTTCAATTTTCTCTTCTTTGATAGTTTTATTTTCATCAAGGCTTTTTACATGTTTCCCTATGACGTATAGTTCATAATATTCTTCAATCCCTCTGTAAACACAAATTTCACCATGGTTAGTATTTTCTAGTTCCCAAATGTCTTCACATAAGTCATCGGGGTGCTTTGAGTTCCAAAGCGATAACAAGTCATCTTCACTATAAACTATTCCAAGAATACAGAAGCTACTGCTACTGCTATTACTCACAAATCCATTTCTAATTTTCATAATTTCTCCTATCGTTAGGTTCAAACCCTTTCTCTGAAAATTTTCCGAGGTCTTTTCCTCCCCATCTTTCTCCAAGGATTTCACCAGATGATTGCTCGTCATAAAAAGTACACCTTACAACATGGTCTTCTCCATCTATTTTCACTATATACAAATTCCCTACTACTTTCACTTTTCAGCCTCTTCTCCGTCTTCAAATACAAATCCACAATTTGCACAGGTAGAGATTACGAAGAGCGCAAATTCGGTTTCTCCTAATGTTTTTTCTACGGTAAGTTCTCCGCAGTAAGGGCATCGGTATTTTTCTTTTAGCTCATCAACGGTAATCATTATATTCCCCCTGGCATAAGTGAGATAGATGAATACATATCATAAAACAGATAAACAAGTGTAACTATACACCCTAATACAAACGCTGTTATAATAAAGACGAAAAAAAATTTATCAAACGTTACAGATAAAACTATAAGTGTGATTACTCCTAAAACTGTTAAAATGCTATATAATAAAATAATCCAATCCATTTTATTTTCCTTTAAATTTTATAAATAGGGCATTCCCTACAACCAAATTTATTACAAGACTTTGTAGCAAGAAGTTTATTTCTAAATTGATAAACTCTTGGGCTATTCCAGACATTCTCTATGAAATTCTTATGTTCTATAACTGAAATACCAGTTTCCCATCCTTCTGTTCCTTCTGTAAAACTACATGGGAAAAACTCTGCATCTACATTAATATAAGAACTTTCCAAAGTGCTTTCACAAGGCATTATCATACCTTTATACATTTCATATTCTACATCATTGAGAGAATGGAAAAACTTCAAAGAAGAACAACTATCAAATCCATAATTTATCTCCTTTTCCTTACAAAGGGATACAAGAGTATTAAATTTTTCTTGCTCCAAGGCATGGAAACGTTCTCCTCTTCCCTTTGTTTTCAATGACAAAAATACAATAGCATTAAGATTAGAAAGGCGAGGGTCAGAAGAAATGTCTTTTACAGTTTCTAATGCTCTCTCAAAAGTTTCTTCTGAAATCATCATATGGATATTTATTTGGTTCATCCCTCTGTCGGTAAGTTTCTTTACAGAATCATAACAAGCATCTTTGTTTGCATACCGAGAAATAGCAACAGCTCCACAGATTGAAGCAAGTTTATCTGCTGTCTCATCTGTTATTTGCGCTACGGTAATATTAGGAACAACTCCATTATCTCTTGCATACTGCATAATGGCAAAAGTGTCTGGATTAGTTTCTGCCTTACTATCTGCCCCAAAAGCAATTTGTGTCAAGGTTTTAGGAAGAGCTTCAAACACTTTTTTGAAAGTATCTAATGTCATGTGTTTGCCGTTAGGGTTATTAGATTTATAGCAGAAAGGACAAACCACACCATCTACACCAGTACAAGAAGTAGTTATTTCTATGTCAGCAATAGTGGGTCCTGGGAATAGTTCAGCGTCTTCTTCATGTGTCTTGCCCCAAGTAATCATATTTCCATTTTTTTTGTTAAAAGAATAGTTAGCGTTTTCAGATTTTAGGACTTTCCCTCCATCACTTTCTACGACAGTAAAATCCTTATACCTATACACCCTTGTCTTTCCGTTCATATTATACCTACTTATAAATAATATAGTCAGTATCGTCAGCGATACTTTGATTTGTTCTTGTAAAAAATAATACGTTTCTACATTTTTCATATATCCCAGTTCTTTTAAATGGATAGAAAAAACCATCTGTAAGAACCACTACTAATGGCAGACTTTTTTCGTTTTCTACGTATAAATCCAAGTCGCCATTTTTCAAATGTATTCCGCTTTTTTCTTTATTATAGCATTTTTCTAGAATAAAGTCAAATATAGATTGTGGATTTGTTCCACCTCCTCCTATAAGAGGGGTATTAGCCCAATCTCCTTGATTATAGAGTTTTATATCTCCATGAACAGCCCAATCCCATTGCATAAGATACACATTTCCTGTTTTTGTTTGTCTTAATTCTTTTGCTATGGCATCTATTTCCCTGAAAAAGTTTTCTGTTTCTTCTTTGCTAAAAAAACAAGAACCAGATGTATCAATGGCTAAAATAATAGCAGTTTCAAGATTGTTTCTTTGCCTTAAAAAATGCGGAAAAATCATGTCGTTCCTGCTTTTAGGGTTCATTAAATAAGTAAGAAAACTTTTTTTCTTGCTATGCTTTGCACTGTTTTTAGAAACATAAAAGTTTATTTTCTTTCTTAATTCCTTTTTCCAGTTTATTTCTGATTTTTTTAAACTTCTAATTTTTTTTGACATAGAGCCAGCATCTTTACCAGGAAGTTCACTTTCCATTTTCTCTGCTTGGCGAACCATACGCTCAATCATATTTTTAGTTTCTTGCTCTGATTGTTGACCGTCTCCCTCTTCTCCGCTATTTCCATCTTCTTCTGTTTCAACAGATTCCCCATCATACATGGTGTAAGTGATGGAGTAATTACTATCTTCCTGCGATAAAGAAACTTTATCTCCTTTTTGCTCTGCTTGGACTTTATTTTCTTTTAACCAATGGTAGTATCTGATGGAAGAGTATCCATCTTCTTTGCTAATGTTTTTGTCATGCAAAAACCATTTATAATCTTCAAGCACATATACTGCATCTGGCAAATACACTTTATCCAATGTAAGTTCTTTAAAATAAGAGAAATCAAACTCTTTTATCTCTTCGTTTATCATAGCATCAGTTGCTATGTTTATAAGCAACCTTTCGTTATCATCTTCCATTTTATTCTTGAAGGTATGAAGATGTTGTTTAAAGATATGTTGAGCTTCATGGGTTAGAATAAAATAGAGTTTTTCTATTGGCATTTCTAATATTCTATCGTGATAAAATATAGTTATCCCATTTTTAAAAGATACCCCTGCAAAAAAGTTCTCTGCTTCTACTTGCTTATAGTTAGCGTTAAGTAGAAACAGATACATAAGAGGTTCTTTATCACGCAAAAAAGCGATAAGTTTTGTTATTCTTTCTGGTCTCATATTTTACTAAAATCCGTATGTATCATATAGCTGTACGCCTCTGCGTATGCTTTATTCACCGATGATAGAGCAGAAGAAAATCCTTTTCCGTAAGTATTTCCTGCATTCATAGTAGAGATAAAAGCACTTATATCTTCAGCAGTAGCCCCGACATCATTAAAGAAAGTAGATACGTTTGCTACTTCTCGTAATGAAGTGTTATCAAATACGAATTCTGTTCCTTCTCCTTGTGTTTTTATATATTCTGCAAGTTCTACAATATAATAGGTTCTCATGCCAAACCCTTTCACTACGTTTCTCATGCTTGATTGTATTTCGCTATAGTTATGAAAAATCTGGTCTGGTGTAATGTTATTGTCATAGTTAAATTTAAATGAAGCTATTATTTTTTCTGCTAAATTTTTTCCATTTAATCCAAGTTCATTTACGTTTCTTGTTAGAACATCCACTTGTTTATTAACATCCATAAAAGCAGAAACAGGGTTTTCATAGTTTAATATGAAATCACTAATCATACTATTTGCCAAAAGGGTCCATGCTCTAGGCGACATAGTAGATGAAACTTCATATTCATTTTCCAGTGGTTTAGGTTCTAAAAACGGAGCATCTGGCTTCATAGTGTCTATGTAGACATTTATTAAATAGTTTAGTATGATGTTAGGTATTCTGGTTGGAAAGTCCAGCACGCGCCCGCTATGGAGCACTGGGTAAGGATTTAGAGCGAAGCTATCAAGCCAACTTGGTAAATCATATTTTAAATATAAAACTCTATGCCATCTTTCGGCTGTGGCTATATCAAAAGTATTTACTTGGTTTGTTTCAGTAGAACCGTCTTGCTCTCTCATGTTTCCGGCACCCACGATTACACATCTTTTAGGTAATCTGTATTTTTCACTTTTCCCTGTCTTTTCATTAAAGTCAGCAAACCCACCAATCTCTCCATTAAGCACAAGGTTCATGATTGCCGCCATGCTCTCTGTATCTGCTTTGTTAAATTCATCCAGAAAAAGAACCCAAAGCCTTTCATCATCACTAGGAGGTAGAATAGTAGGACTAGCTAATTTAACTACCTTACTTCCATCATCTTTTGAATGTAGATAAGGGAATCCTTGGAGTTCTTCAATGGGAACTTTCTGTGGCTCTATTTTATGGAATATGGCTCCACTTTCTTCTGATATGCTTTTTACTATCTCTGTTTTACCTATTCCGGTGGGTCCAAAGATAAACACAGATGGCCTGGTGCCATCCAGTGTGAGATTAGTTTTTGCTATATTAATAAGCCTTTTAAGTTCTTCTTTTAATTGAGAATAATTTACAGTTGTTTCAGGAATACTGTATTTTTTAAAACTATCATTTAAAATAAAACTCTTTCCAATTGCTTTTCTTGCTAATGTGATACTATCCATTTGTTTTCCTTTTATACATTATATCTATATTCTACGCTTTTTCTAAATTTTTGTCAAGAATACGCCTCTGGGTGCTTGTAAAGATAATAGTATGAATAATAGTGCCTTATTGATTAATGTAGAAAATATAACAAGGTGGAAAAACTACAGCATAGCAATAAAGGATTTCTTGGAGAAAAACTGTAATTTACCAGATATTTCCGAAGATAGAAATCTTAAAGTTGTTTACGCTACTCCATCTACTGCTTTTGCCAAGCACATTATTCCTATGATAAATGGGGAAACGACAAGACCTATAATAACTTTTACACTTTCAGGTGAAGAGGGAGTTCGGGAGATTTCTACTCCTTATCCTTTCTTTACACAGCCAGTCGGGACAGAAGGCGATATATTAAAATATCAAGTGCCTATTTCAAAGACCCTAACTTATAAATGCGATTTATTTACTACTACACAAACAGAAGCAGATACAATTCTTACACAAGTAGAGGTTGGGGCGTGGGAACATAGGCCATATTATACAAAAGTTGATGGGCAAGCTACAGAAGTAATATCAAAAAATTTTGTTAATGAAAGTGTTTTAAACCCTTCTTCTGGCAAGAAAAAAGTAATTCATCATAGTTTTAATCTTATAGTTTTAAAAGCTATGATATTTGTTGTTAGAGAAGAGAAAATAGGAACAGTTAAAAAGATTAATACTTATATAAACTATAAGGAACAGTAATAATGATAAAGTATAAAATAATAAATAAAACCTTTTCAACTTTAAGGTTTTTAAAAGTAGGAACTATCCCAGCAAGGGGATATATAATAGTGGATAAAGTGCCTAATGAACTTAGGACTTTTCAAAAAAATAATCAAATTGATATTAAAAAAGTATCAGTTTAGAGTGTAGTAAAGTTAATAATGATTGGAGGAAATAATGTATAAATCACCAAGTATAGAAATTTTTGAGAATGTGCAAAGGTCTATAGCGGTTCCAACCGCTGGGACAGGATTTGCAACAGTAGGGTTTTCCACTAATGGCCCTATAAATAAATTAATGCAATTTAACAATTTAGCGGATTTTGAGAAATATATGGGAAGACCAGTAGCTAATTATGAATTTACCCATAATATGATTAATAGAGCAATGAATACAGGTTTCGGTGGGAGTTTGTATTTCATGAGGGTAGGTAAATTTACTGAAGAAGAAGATGGAAAAGCTTCTGTAGCTGTATCTAACTATACAGGCGGAACAAGTTATGATTTCTTCTTTAGTTCAGAGATACAAGAAAATAGACTTTTAAAACCATGGTTTGTTGCACAAATTGATGATCTGTTTGAAGATGCCCCTGCTACAGCTGTTTACACTTTAAGCTTTGATTTAAATACAGATATACCAATTAGTAAATCTTTCACATTAACAAAGTTAGTAGACCAGGTAGGCTTATATGATACTCAACCTAGTGCGATAGATGTATATGCCATATCTATAGATAAAATAGTGAGAGGGTTAAATAATGATAGGGATTTCTCTTCTTTAGCTACTGCTTATTCTATTTCCGAAGAAGGAGAATATGGTTTAAGGATAGTAGGAAAAGGAATAGGTTCAAGCTTCTCAATAAGCGGTTTTAGTTTTGCTTATGAGACTACTGGAGATACAGTTTTAGATGATAAATTTATTACGACTTATGAAGTAGAGATAGAAGGTTCACCTTCAGCAGAATATACTAATGAAGGTAATCAACTAATAGGCGAAGATGCTGTTTTAGATACAATTACCGCTTTTAGTATAATATCTAAAAACCCAGGGTCTTCAATGAACGGAGCTATGGTTAGAAAAGTATCTACTGTCAATCCATTTTCTGGTGAAGAAAGTTTTACTTTAAGCGTATATGCTAACTCAAATACAAGTTCTTTACTAGAAACTTTTGAAGAGTTGACTTTAGAAAATTTTGCAAGTAAAATAAACGATGCATCCTATGGTTCTGATTTTATTACTATTGATGGATATGTGTATGAAGAAGGAGTATCAGAATTTAAAGATGGTTCTTATGTTCTTGGAGAAGGAGAGGTTTTACCAGACGGAAGTAAATTTGTGGCAACTGGAGATTATGAACCAATAGTAGGTACTGATGGTGTTCCAATGGATGGAGCTTCTAGTGGTATTGCAGAAGAAGAAGTAGTACAGCTTTTTGTTGATGCTTTGAGAGATTATTCCTTCAGAAATATGGATAATGTTGATTTCTCTATTATAGCTACTCCAGATAGCCAAGAGCCAGAAGTTCAAGATGCTGCTGTAGAGTTAGCTAGAAATAGAGGAGATTGTATTTACTTGGTAGATGTCCCTCTTGATTATATGGGAAGCAAAAGTAAAGTAGAACAAGCTATTGCTTGGCATAATGGAAGCGAGGGAAGAGCTACTGCTATAGATAGTTCTTATGCAGCCATATATTACGGTTGGTTAACACAGAAAGATGCTTATGGCTCTAATAATCTTATCCTTCCTCCTTCTGTATTTGTACTTCCTAAAATGTTGCAAATTGACTATACTCAAGGTCCTTCATTTGCTCCAGCTGGTTCAAATAGAGGAAGAATAGTTGCTTCTGATTATATGTATTCTCCTGATTTAGAGGATAGAGAAAAAATGTGTGGTGATTATAACTGTATTAACCCTATCATTTTCTCTAATACAAAAGGGCTTATGATATTTGCTCAAAAAACAGCAGATAGAAGCACTTCTCCTTTAAATAGGATTAATATTAGAAGAATGCTTAACGATATTAAGCGAAAAATGTATGTATCTCTTGATGCAGTAAGGTTTGAGTTGAATAACCCTACTACTCAAGAAAGAGCAAGAAAAATCGTTAGTGATATACTTTATGTCTATAGGAATATAGAAGCATTACAGAGCTATTCTGTGAACGTAAGCTCTCCAGGCGGAGCTGAAGCAGATGTATTGAACATAGTAATAGATATGGTTCCATACGGATTGGTAGAGAGAATAAGAATTTACTTAAATGTTTCAGAAGCTGGTGCAGTAGTATCAGAGGCTTAATAAAAAAGGGAGGTTAAGACCTCCCTTTTTTTATAAATATTTGCTCGTTTCTCTTCTTAATTGGTCTAATAGAAAGTTTGCACAATCTGGGCATAGGTTTATATCCATACCGTTTTCTAGATAAACAGTTATAGCTGTTTCTCCAATATCGCTTTCTATTTCTTTATTACAAGAATCGCATTCTTCTGCGTTTCCATATACTTTATTAAAATAGAAATCATCATATTCATCAAAATAGCTTTCCTTATTTTTCTTGTTTTTATAGTATTTACCGCCATAATTCCAATAACTATAAAGGTCTTTTACTGGCGCTTCAAATTTCTCTTTAACTTCTTCAATTATTCTTTCAGTAAAAAACAGAGCATTTTCAAGCGATAAGAGTTCTATCATTTCGTTTTTAGAGTGAGCATTAAAATAACCCACACTAAGGTTTGCTGTACTAATAAATTCAGAAGTATAATCTGCATCTGAAAAAGTTCCAGTTGCTGGTTTATACATAAGGTCATGGTTTTTTGATACTTCTATTAAAGCATCTTCAAATTCTTTCGTACCATAATCGTTTTTTGTACATATAATATCAGAGTTTCCGTTTCTGTCTAGTACTAAACAATATAAACAATTTTCTTTTACTTTTTCTACGTTTTCAGGATTTCCGAAAAATTCCTGTATTCCTATACATCCAATTTCTTCATCTTTACTAAATACAAAATTTACTTTCTTATTACTTAACAATATTCTCATGGCGATGTAGATACCACATTTATCGTCCCCACCGATTATACTTCCGTTTACTATTAAGCCAGTATCATCAGGAAAAATAAATTGAGACATTCTTTCATCAGTTTCTCTCATTACAGTATCCATATGGGCAGATAAAAGAGGAACATCTTTTAAGTCAAGGTTATAAATATTCCCATATGAATCTTCATAATATGTTATACCATTTAAATTAAAAACTTCCTTGATATATGTAGCTGTATCTTCTTGTGTAGCACATCTTAATAGGCTATATATGTTTGGGTGAATATTCATCTCTGGATATACTGATTTCATGTTAGGAGATCTTTTCTTCTTTTTCACTATTTTCTTTTTCACAGTAAGGACACCCTCCTATTTCTTTTGAATAGAATCTCCCATGAGTAGAGCAGTAGTTATGAGTTTCAATACAATCCAAACATGCTCTAACAGAGGTTTTTTCATTTCCAACTGTTACCATATTTTCTGTTTCAAAATAACCACCACAACTTTCGCATTCTTCTATTTCATTTTTCTTTATCATATCATTAAAACAATGTTCGCATATTTTTATATCCTCTACATCCATCATTTCTCCATTTTCATACCACTCTTCACAATTTTCGCACTGTGTATAATTTCTGTTTAAACAATTTTCACACACAGTTCTTCCGCTTGCCGTGCATCCCGATATATCTCTATGCTCATAATACCACTCTTCGCAGTCTTCACAAAAATAGAAATCAGGGTTATCATACATACAGTCTTCGCATACTTCTCCAATTCCGTTTACATAAGTAGTTGATTCGCGTGTTCTATTTCCACAGTGGTCACAATAATAAGCTCCAGAATTTTCGGATGCTTCTATTGCATCTTTACTATTTGCAATTAAGGAACTTAAATCATAATCTGCACTTCTTAAAGATTCGCAGATATCATCAAGATTTCCACCATATAGGAACTTATCTTCTCCATCTGCTGTAAATCTTTCTAGGCTTGGCATTCCAGAGCTATTTCCGTTTATGTCTATTCGGACTTTACTCTTTGACTTTGATATTTTAATGTCATAGCAGTCAGCATAAATAAATGGAACTGTATTGTCTGTCATATAAAAAGGCTTATACCAAGTTGATGCTTTTATAGTATCTTCTTGGGCTTTCCAATCATTGAATGACAGAACTAAATCTCCATTGTAAAAACTCTTGTCGGCTGAAACCCTTCCTCTAATATCATGAGGATACCAGTTTACTAGATTATATTTGTCATTATCTCCATGAATAGCCCAAGACCTTGTTACAATATGAGGAACTTCAATTCCATAATATATTTTATTAGTTTTTTTACTTACCATAACCATTCCCCAGTCAGGACAAGCAAACAAACCTGTAAGTCCAAGACCATAACACATATCGCTTTCTAACCCTATACAAGAACCCCAACTTTCGCCAGTAGAGGCTAGAAACCAATCAAAAAAGTTAAAGCTCAAATATGCTTCATAGCCATCTGGATTGCTAATGTTTTTAGCCCCAAATATATCAGAAATAATATCTATCAATAGATTTATAGTTCTTGAAAGTTCATTCACGTCTTTGATAGGATGAGATATTTTTTCTTCGTATTTATTGATTTTAGACCTTAAAGAGGTTGTTCTAGTTCCAAGAGAATTTTTGTAGGAATTTGCTGAATATGTCATTGGTCCAATACAGAAATGAGGAACCTTTTCGTCTATAGTTATTTCTCCGTTTTCTTCTTTGAGAATGTGAGTAGCCATCTGAAATGACATAGACTTCAAGAATCTCCATAGCTTTCTTTCTTGTTTGAACATAATAAACTTATTTTCTTTTAGTAAGTCAATAGATATATTACATTCATTATTTAGACTTCTGTACTTTGGATATTCTTGAAATAAAATATCGTTCAACATTTCTAAAGCCAAATAAGCTTCAGGAGGTGTTTCAGACTTTAATATTTTATCAATATCAAGAGGGATTCTGTAGTCAATTACTTTATCGCCATATTTTTCAATAAGACTTTTTGTCTTATCATTAAGAACTAACATAGGGTTATCTACATAAGAAACAAATTCTTTATATGAAGTGCCAGATAAAGAAAAAGAATTTTTTACTATGTTTTTTAGTTGTTCTGCGTTTTTGAGGTATGTTTCGGTAACAATCATGAAAGATTGCCTCCTTTTAAATTTGATTTTGTTTTTTGTTATACTTTATTATAAACTTTTTTTAAAATTTTGTCAATTTTATTCTGCCAGTTCAAATCCAGATTCTATTGCTGTTTTTTTAGCTATTTCTAAACTTTCTGCTAACAGCCCACGAAGAAATTCGGGGTTTTCATCTATTGCTTCTACGGTTACATCAAACTGCGCTTTGCCTTTTGCAGTAGTAGAAACATTAATCCTTATTCTTTGCTTCTGCATCAATTCGCTTTGATTCATCTTCTATCTCCTCTATTTTTTCATTAAGAATAACTATCGTATTTTCCAAGTTTTCTTCATAGGTTCTTTTGTTATAGTATATTTGGTCAAAATAATGTTTTCCATTAAACACAAATCTTACTACTTTCCCTTTACTTAAAAAATCTTCATTAATCACATTTATATCTGTGATATTCACTTCTGGACAACGAAGTGACAGGTCTTTGTACAATACGTCCATATGTTTTCCTCCACATAAAGAAAGAGAGGTAGTTTTCTACCTCTCTTTTACCAAGTCAAGAATTTCTTCTCGTAGGTGCTTATACCTACCATCCTTTTTCCAGATGTTTTTTATTTTGCCGTCCAATTTGTTATGGCAAGCTCTGCACATAGGAACATACTTGCCATTTCCTACATCAGCCCAATCCTGGGCTTGATTTTCATGGCATTTAGAACACTTATATTGGCTTGCTTTGCCTCTTTTGGCTACTATGCGATAATGCATAGCCCTTCTGGATATTTTTTTTGTTCCTTTCCAGTTGGAATTTTTTTCACCGCTTCTACTTTTGTCCATATAAGTATCTTTTCTTATTACGGCAAGAAGTTAGCCCAAACCTCGTATGTTTCTTTATTAGAGTAAATTATTTCTCTTATAATTTCTCCTTTGCTTGGCATACGTGTAGGATATAAAGTGTGCATGTGAGCCTCTTCGGGAGTTCTACTTCCTTTTTTATTATTGCAATGAACACATGCTGTAATAAGGTTATCCCAAGTAAATTTACCTCCACGAGATTTAGGTATAATATGGTCTACGGTAAGCTCCCTTGGAGGGAACGTATTTCCACAGTACGCACACCTATTTTTATCTCTTTTTAGTATATTCCTTTTAGAAAGTTTGGCAGAAACGGGAATGCCAGAATAATCTAACAACCTTATAACCTTTGGAAAGTTTTTCATGTCAATATTTTTAAAACTAACTATTGACATATCATCGTTTATTGCTTCGGCTTTCTTTTTAAATAACAACCTTATTGCTTTTTTTGCCGGTATAATCTGTATTGGAAAATAAGAGCGATTAAGCAATAAAACGTGGTGCATAAGTTTTACACCTCAAACAGCAAAATTTTATTATCGGTTTGAATGAACGGTGTTTCTGTCTTAAACACATAATCAAAAAATTCTTTGTCGGCACAGTGAACGGCTTTTCCTCCGACAAAATAAACCAAGTGGTACTCTCCGCTTAACTTATTCACTCCAAAATCTTCAATCATTGCTTCTGGAACATCAACAACAGTCCCTTTTGCTGTGGCTTGAACTTCATTCACAAACTTATGAAACCCTTGCTTACTCGTAACTTTTGCGAATGCCTTTCCTTCAATAAACGCTGTCAAAGCATCCATGTTCTTTCTCTTTCTCATGTTTTATTCCACCTGAATAAAAAAAATAAAACCCTCACAAGAGGGACAGGGATACAGGGAATTGAACCCCAATACTCTGGTTCAGAGCCAGACGCATTACCATTATGCTATATCCCTATATACTACCTTACTTGGAATTGAACCAAGACCAAAAGATTCAAAATCTTTTGTGCTACCTTTACACCATAAGGCAATCATATACTTATCTTGTTATAATACTATTATAATCTATCTTTACTTTTTTGTCAATATTATTTAAGTGTGTCAAATTTTTCAGTAAAAATTGCTTCTGTTAATTGTGAGAATATTATTTTGTCTTCTTTATTAAAAAACATCCAATCTCTGCAAAACCTACCATAAAATGGGCAATTGTGACAACTAGTAGCACTACAAATAAATTTTCTTAAAAAATTAGCTCTATTTTCTTCCGAACTTAGTTTTAATAATATCTTTCTTAATTTAGTTATATTATCAGTTTTAAATGGACATTTTTCTTCTGCATCAGGATATATTGAGTCACATAATCCTTGCTTGTTTTCAATGCAGATAAGGTCTCCATTATCATTTACAGAGTTATAGCATTTACCATATTTGTTTTTAAATTTTTTGTCTAACAATATATAAGATGAAATTTTCATGTTCTGTAGTAAATCCATAAATACGTCCTTTAAAAAAAATAAGTGGGGTTTCCCCCACTTACATGAAAAGTCTTTCTACTGGTGAATATCTTTCTCCGTTTATTACCTCAAGCATGAAGGTTTCTGGGGAGCACCCCTCGGAAACGGCAAACTTGAAAACAGAAGGAGAAGACCCAGAAACAAGAACTGTGTTGATTTCGTCCTTGGAAACTGGAACATTGTTTTGTCTAGAATTTACATTCCAGAATACAATTTTTGGTATAGTATAACCGGCAAGGGCATACTTTTCTTTGATTGCTTCATAGTTAGTAACAGAAAAGTTGCCTTTCCTTCCATAACTAGAACTAGTGGCTTCATCAAACTCCATATCAGATATGATATATATAGTTTCTGGCATTTCTTCTTGTGGAACTTTTTCAGCTAGACAGATAGAAAGAATAGTTCTGAAAGCCTTAATAAGGTCAGTATTCATATCCCAGTTTGCCCGAGATATATTCCTCATTTTTTCTCCCAAAGTTTTTCCTCTTACCTGTTCTACACTTGGGTTTCCACTGAAAGTCATAAAACTTCCGTTAAATCTTCCTTTGTTCCTTTCTGCAAAATACAAAGCCAAAGATATAGAAACAGCTATTGGCAATCCAGCCATAGAACCAGATACATCTGCCATTACGATAGCATTTTTGCCATTGGTAAAGTCAGGCAAATTATCCCATAGAGCAGTTGCCTCTTTATCGTTTATTTTGCCTTCCATCAATCTGGTATAGATCTCATAAGGGTATAGTACAGAAGCATTTATTTTTGCCTCTCCACTCTTGACTTTATTGATATAAGCTCCAAATCTATCAGTATCATTTCTTCCAAAAGCCTTATTATAGTTAAGCATAGCCTTTGAAGGAACGTGTTCATAGTTGATTTCGTCCCAATCTTTTGCACACATCTTGGTTTCTACAAGATTAAGTTTAGCCCGAAGAGCAGAAAGAGCCTTCCTGTATTGTCTTGGGGTAAGCCCCATATACCTTGCGATTGCTTCAGCTTCTTTGTTAGAAGATCCACCAACAGAAGGCATATACTTTTCCAAAAGGGTAGGTGTTTTTTCTCTGATGTCTCTTTTGAAGACAGCAGAAACAAACTCTTCATATTCATCGTGAGTCATTACTTCAAATACATCCTTCCAAGAACCGTAATAAGACATTAGCTTAATAAGTTCAGCCTTTGGAGCATCTTTATATTTATTCAAAAGCCAGCGAGTAGCAACTCTGAAAAATCTCTTTTCTCCAAGTCCTCCCCTACAATCTCTGATATAGAAAAGGCACTTCATAGCAAGTTGAGGATTTTCTTTAAAAGCATTGGAAAACATATTGATAATTTCGCTATCTTGGCGAGTTCTCATAGAGCCTCCCATTGCGAACATATCAACCAAAGCGGATTTGGATGTGCTTCTTGTCAAAGCGCCATTTTCAGTAAGTGTAAAGTCATTAAGTGTTTTCCAGAACATAGTTATCCTCCTACATTATTTATTATAATGTGTTTTTATTGTTTTTTTGTTATACCTTATTATACATTTTTTTTAGTTTTTTGTCAAGGAAATATTTGACCGTTAAAATTAAAGTCCTGTTTGTAGTATTTCATCGCTGTCAAAAAGACTTCCCTCTGTGAAATCATTTTCGTCTTCAGGCTCATTTTGAAATATTCCGAGAGAATCTAAATCTATACAACTATTTATCCAACTTAAAATACCTGGAACTCTTATGTCATAAGTGCCAAGTGAATCTTGAAGTATTCTTGAAGTGTCATGGTCTATTTCAATATTCCATTGCCTTCCTGCTCTAATCCCTTCTACGTTATCAGAGTAGGAAGATAATACATCGTTAATATGTGTACTTCGGCATGGATTTTCACCATTTATTTCAATAGACCAAGTTTTATCTTCTTTGTCAATAACTGGAGCTTCTTTTTCTTCTTCTAAATCTTCTTCAGTTAAAGATAAAATAGTTTCAGCTATTTCTTTATTGCTATAATATATGAAAATCATAGAATTTCTAGAGTTTTTTAAACTATTTTGAATAAATTTGAAATTTTTAATTTTTTTAGTATGGTACTCTTTTAATATTTGCCTTTTTATGCTTGAAAGGCTTCTTACCCTAAATTTACATCTTTGACACGTAGAATTCGGAAATCCAAAACTACACCCATGTGCTTGCCTAATCACAAATCCATTATCGTCATACATCAATAAAGAACATATAGAAAACATAGAACGATCTTTTATAACTTCTTTTACTGTTTTAACAGTTTCTTTAAATAAATCAGAATCTCTTTCTAACATCTAATGCCCCCTGTAAAATTTTCTTCCATACATTTATTAATTTCTTCTTGAGTTATTTCTTGCAAATATTCAAATATTTCATCATCATCCCAATAGTATAAATAGTCATGCTTATAGACATTAGTTAAATAGTCAATAATATAGCCATGGTCTTTACTTTTTATCGTGTTTTCTCTTATTATAATTTTCTTTATTTTTTCCAAAGAGTTTATACGCATAGGGCAATTATTACAACCACTATGAAAGATGCTATTGCAAGAGGATATAGCTCTCCCTTCAAAAATATATTTCTCACTCTCAAAAATACAATAAGCTTTTCTTCCAGAAATAATATATGAAGTTAACAATAAAAATTTTTTATATCTATTACTGCTCTTGTCAATCAAAGTTTTCTCCTTTTTCGTATATCACTATTATACTATTTTTTTAAAATTTTGTCAATTTTTTGTTAATAAAAAAAGAGTGGTAAAAACCACTCTATAAAGAAGAAAAATATTCTTCTATCTCTTTTAAGCTCTCAAGTATAATTTCTAAAGGTGTATTATAATATATAGGCATCAACAAAGATGCCTCTCCCTTTTCGTCAAACATGAGAGTTATTCTATTATCCATATATACATATGGCTCTTCAAAAAATATGTCTTGGAGGTCTTCTCCCCAAACGGCATTAGTAGCATCAAATTCACTTGCCATATGTAATCTCCTGTTGTGGAGTATGAGGGAGTTGAACCCTCGTCTTGGCTATTCTATAGAATACCAATCTAATCCAGTATACCCCGTTGTTTATAAACTTTCAAGATTTTTCATTAAGTTATAAAAGAACTTAACATGCTTTTCAAATTCTTCTGGTCGTTTTTCTTTTACTTCCTCTAACGATTTTATTAAAGAACTCCACCTCATTCCATCAAAATGCTCTTTTTTAGTTTTTACTATCTTTGCATCTTTTTTTTGAGCCTCATCCCAAATAGTATTTTCAATAGAAGAAGTTACACTGTCAACAGTTTTCCACACTTCATAGGTAAACGGATTTTCTTTAAGTCGATCCATAGATTTTTTTAAAGACTTCCAACACATAGCGTAAATTTCGTCATAAGTGATTTCCATATTATTCTCCGATTCTTATAATATCATTATACAATAATCTAAAATTATTGTCAACTATTTCATCGGCATGAAAATGTCCGAAATACCATTTTTTGAAACCACCTTTTACTTGACGTTTAATCCCTTCAAGAGCAACTTCAGTAGGACAATGAAGGTTATATAACTTCTTACTCTTTATACGTCTCCGCACGGAAAACGGACAGGTGTGTGTAATGATGTAATCAACCGGCTGACTCTTAATAACATTTTCTGCCAATATTATTTCATCATCATTAGGAACTTCATCATACCACCAGTTTATATTAGGAATTCTACTCATTCTATCAGTAGAGATAGCTCCTCCAAAAGTAAGCATAGTATCACCATTTATCACATAAGGTCTTCCCCTTCGTAAATGATAAATGCCCTCTCTTACTACACCAACTTCATTATCAAATCGGTATTCCATTTGAAGGTTTTTAAGCCTATCAAAGTTTTCATGGTTTCCATCCACAAAGCAAATGGTACATCCATTAGTATTACTTTGGAGTTCATCAAGTCTTTCTTTTTCAAAAGAAGTTTCTTTCTCTGAAAATATATAACCAAAATCACCGCAGACAATAAGAAAATCATCTTTGGTAAATTCTGGTATGTTTTTTTTGTATAATGGAAACCTTCCATGTAAATCACCTGTGATGTATGTTTCTGCCATTATTTATCTGTTTCTATCTCTTCATCTTTTTGCTCTAAATCTTTTTGATGTTCTTCTGCTTCTTCAACAGAATCAAAATACACATTTACTGGAAATCTTTCCAGGGAATAAACAGTTCCATCTTCTAGAAAAATAGTGTTTGAAGAACCACCTTCGGGAATAGTTTCAATAACAAAGTTTTCCCCACTTTCAAAATGGCAGTTTCCTACAACTTCCACTTCTTCAATTTCGTATCGTTCGCCTTCTTCTTTTTTTACTTTTTTTGTATTTTCACATTGTGGGCAAATATAAGCAAGTTTTTTATTTTCTTGTGTATATTTGTCAAATACTTCTACTTCTATATACCCTTTTGCTTTACAGTTAGGGCAATCTTCTTCAATTGAATATGGCTTTTTAGCCACTTTAAATTTCTTCATTTTTTCTCCTATACAAGTATATATGTATCTTTTCAAACAAAAAAGGCGCACTTAAAAAGTGCGCCTTAAGGGTGAACGACGAGACTTGAACTCGCATCTACCAGCTCCACAACCTGGTGCATTACCATTATGCTACATTCACCAAGAAATGATGCCTGAACCAGCGGAAAATAAAACAATCTCAACTATTCTATTTACCTAGAGGTTTAAGGATATTCAGGCTTTACCTTAAACACGTATTAAACGCTTACTGCTGGATGTAAGTGTTTCCTATCCCTGAACCGTTTTTACTAATACAAATCTTCTTTTATTCAGGTTTTAGAAGATTGCTACACGCACTGGCTCAAACGGTAGAGGCGTGTCAAAACTTTGTACGGCAAGGATTTGAAGCCTTAGTAAGATTGGTGCCATTGGCATCACCGTAACCTTGCTTCCCCAAACAAGGTCTGCTGATTTTATTATGTGGCTCAACAGAAAAGCCAACCTTTACATTCCCACAAAATAAATAATACATTTATGGGACATCCCGAGTAAAGGCTCTTACCTCTATCTTACCAAGAAGTAAATAATAATGAAGGTAGGGTTTAATACCTACATGAGCATTTAGGTTAACAGTGATACACTTAAGCTAGCTGTGTGTATTCTGTTATTTGGGATAGCCCCTGTTAATACAGTTTGCTCTATCCTTTTTCTACCTTGCGTCTGTTTCCGCCACTTCATTATTAATAGCAGAGGAGGGAGTCGAACCCTCGTGATTCGGCTTATGAGACCGAGCTGGAGCCTCTCCAGTCCACCCTGCGACGAATGCTGGATACTTTTCTTGGAATCGAACCAAATTTATCCTTATTAAGATTGCTGTAAGTATCCAAATAGTCTATACCGGAATTGAACCGATGTTTTCTGGCTGAGAACCAGGTGTCCTACCATTAGACGAATAGACCAAAATAAAAAGACAACAACATTTACAACGCCTTGCATCGGAAGGCTTTATTATCCCGATTCCCCCTCTCACTTGAGGTTACGCCATTTTTGTCCTGCGAAGACAAAGCCTTTGTTGTTGCTCGCTGACTAGATTCGCAGTCTTTGCCAGCACTAGCGCTACTTACCAGAGCTACTGGGGTAAGCGCATATAATACTTTAGTAGATGCTTTTTCGTTGCTAACGTTTTTTATCTACATAAGTTAAAATTAAAACTGGAAACTTTTAAAGCTACTCATTCAAGTTGTTTGCTGTTAGTTTCCAAAGTGGTGTCGGTAGGATTCGAACCTACATAGCAGGATTGCAGACGATGCCTGCACTCTCTTGGTCGTCTGCGGAGTTTGCCAATTTCTCTACGACACCGTTGGACGATAAGGGAATTGAACCCTTATTTTAGTGGCTCCACTGTGGGTTTTACTACACTAACGCTACCATTGCTTAATCGCCCAAAACTGGATGCTTTTTCTTTACACCAAAAAAGTACTTTTAAATTGCTGTTAGCATCCATTTGATTATACTTTATTATACAATTTTTTTAGTTTTTTGTCAAGTATTATCTTTACCTTACTTATCCATGAACATCATCATCATAAGTGGGTTAAATCCATTTCCACTTTGATTTCCATTTCCCATCATTTGAGAAAACATCATCATCTTGAACATATCGTTCTTATCGCCCTTGCTGTCTCCCATCATAAGGAACATCAAAGGGTTAAAGCCATTAGGATTATCCATTCCACCAGAGAAAGAATCACCGAAGAAAGTGATAAGTTTCTTTACAGTAGGTGCATTGATAAATGCGTTCTTTGTGTCTACTTGGCTTTCTTCATTTCCGGTGTTAATATTTACTACCTTCAAAGAGGTAATACCATCTTCTCCAGAAACAATATCAGAAACAAAAGCCCATCCAAGTCCAGTATGGAGGATGTCTCCAATCTTTACTTGTTCCTTGTTTACTGGCATAACTGCACTAAATTCGTGTAGTTTATCTTGCCCAAATACAAGATTCATGTGATTTACCAGTGTTTTAGTTTCCTTATCAAAAGAAACATACGATTCATCTACTGCTTTTACTGCAATAGTTCCATTCATAGTAAGTGCAATCGTTCCACTTGGGATAGACGATGGCATAAATGCGTTGAGTGCTTTGTTCATTTTATTCTCCTTTTTATTATATAACTGTGAAATAATTTCTTTATCTATTTCTTCTCTAAATTCCTTAAAAGCATTATTAATAAGTATCTGCTCTGAATCTACTTTTTCTTCTGTAAGATCTTTAATCCAAGGAGGCATTTCCTCTGGCTGTAGTAAAAAACTACAAATGAAGTTTTTATTTGTTCTATTTTCAATTATCAGAAAATTTACATATTCATCATTTACTTCTAAATTTATACATCTTCCATATACATCAAATAATGCTACACCATCTCTTGAAATCTTTATTCTTACATTTCCAGGAACAGAAGAATATATGCTTATAAGAGCTTTATCACTATAGCTTTTAAAGATTTCATATATAGAATATTCTGACTTTATATATTCATTTGCTGTCAAATATTCATGTTCTCTTAAACTTTCTTCATACATAGATGCTTTAAAAGGCGTGCTTTCATCTAAAGAAAATTCAATGTTTTTTTTGTTGCTAAAACTTTCTTCTTTAAAATCATTAAAATGAATTAGTTTCATTCTTGCTTTTTTAAAATTACCTTCTAAACTATTTTCTTCATAATCATACACGTTGTCATTCTCCCTTTCTATTGGAATATAATACCCTAAATTTGAACCTTTAGCAAAAAAATCTCTTTTTAATTCTACAAGTATGTAATCATCATGATATTTTCCTCTTTCTGAATTATTAATAAAAAATTTCTTCTTTATTCTACGGATAGAAAAAGTATTATCAGGGATATATTTAAGTCTATTATTGACCCCATAGTACGTTTCAAAAGAAAGGTGGTCATTATTAACACCTACAATAAAAGTAGTGATTCCAACGTCTTCACGTACTTCTCTGGCTCCATTATCATGCTCAATAACAATGTGAGAAGGGTTAAATTCATATTCTATAAAGTTTCCAGTTTTTTGAGGCTGACCTTCTCCTAGTAAATTAAGTAAATCTAAAATTTGCTCTTTTGTACTTTTCATTTTTATATCCTTTGGGAAAGAAGGGAATTGAACCCTCACCAGAAAATTTAGAGTTTTCTGTGCTACCGTTACACCACAAACCCATTCTATTATACATGTATTTTTATATAATTGTCTTTGTCAATAATTATTTTAATATCGTTAGGATAATCCCATCCGTCTCCAGCATAGAAAGCAATACTTTCTATATCTTCATATTTTATAGAAGATAAAGAATTATCATCTATAATTAGCATCCTTTCCTTGTTAAAGTCAATTAACAACCTTCCAATAGAGGCAGTTACTTCTTGATTTTCTCTGAAACGAACAGTATTTTTTCTAAAATATTGTTTAAAAGAACTTAATACTTCTTCTACTTTCATAAAACGAACCTCTTTACATAATATTCTTTTTAGAGAAGGTAGGATTTGAACCTACATTCATGCCTGACTCTTATCGTGCACGAAAGAGAGTATTATGTACACTTAACTCTCTGATTTTGCTCTACGTCTTCTCCAGCGCCTAGCTGGCGACAGATATGGGTGTCTGCCAACTGGAGCTATGAATAAAGTCACCGCCTCTGCAGCGACCGACAACATAACTCCCGTATTTTTCACCACTTCTCTACCCACTGTTTTGCATAGGCTGGCACAGCGAAACCGTCATCCCACTTTCGTGGGGCAAAGTCAAAAAAGGACTGGGAAGATGTTTGGCACCCTCCCAGTCAAAAATCACAAAAGTCTAAACCTTTCAAGTTCCCGAAGCCCTTCGCAAGGACCTATTGCCAAGCAAGTTGCTTCTTCCTTTTCTATGCCATTGCTGTCATAGAATCCGTTGTCTATCATTACATAAAACGGTAATGATGTTTTCTTAACACTTTCTACTACATTATAAAAATCAGTTTCCGAGTTTGCTGAAAGAACTACTTTTGTAAATGGCTATCCTTTCTTTAAATCATTAAGAATAGCATCCGGTAAGTGGGAGAAGGTTACTGTTTTGTCGTTCCACTCTCCACTTGATAAAAGACACATAATAGCGCTGTGCGCCACTTGAGAAGCAATCCTCCCTTTTGACATTCCCAAGTCTTTCCTTACCAAAAAATACTGTTTAAGCATTATTTACCTCCTTTACGAAAGGATCAGAAGGCAAATTCCATTTTTCACAAAATTTTCTTATTTCACCGCCGTATAACTCATTTTTCTCCCGTATCTTGGGTTCAATCTGCTTATACGATTTTCCTTTTAATATAGAATATACTACATTAAAAATCCTAGCATTTCTTCTGTTATCATCAAGATGATATTTTACATTCATATAGTCAGGGTATACTCTTCCCCTGAGTAAATTCTTGTATTTTACTTTTTCCTCTCTTATGTTTGCAGAGAGTTCTTTGTAATAGTCTTTCATCATAGAAACCACATTTCTATAATCTTCAATCGTATCAAAAATCTTTTCCATTTTACTTTTCTCCTATAAGTATGTTGTTGTCAGTTTTTTCTTAAGAAACCGACTATACTTATGGAGGTAATGATAATCTAAACTACTTCATGGGCTTATCCTCCTTTTAATGAATTTTAGTTCATTTTTTATTTTTCTTCTTTTCGTTATACCTTATTATACAATTTTTTTAGTTTTTTAGCAACTATTTTTTTGGGTTATATTTTACCATGTGGTTCAATATCATTTATCCTTCTTTATTTTTCAAAACGCTCTTTAAGATAAAGAATATTTTCATCTATTCCTTTTACATAATCTTCAAGAACTCCATCCTCTTCAAGCGTCTTTTTTAGATTTTCTAAAAACTCTATT